TTAAATAAATGTTTATTTACATATTGAATAACTAATCGTAATGAATAAATATTATCTACTGGTATATCAAAAAAACCCTGAATTTGTGAAGCATGTAGATCCATAACAATTAAACGGGTTATACCAGCAGTAGTTAGCATATTTGCGACTAATTTAGCGGATATAGGTTCTCGTGAATGTTCTTTTTTATCTTGACGAGCATATGGATAACAAGGCATAACAAGATTAATAGTATTAGCCATTGAACGTTTACAAGCATCAATTAATAATAATGTTTCCATAATATAATCATTTACAGAATTAAATGTATCATTTGTACCAGTTTGAATAATAAAAACATCCTTATTACGAATATTTTCACAAATATTGATTTTGATTTCAGTATTACTAAATTTTGAAATTTTACATTCACATAAATTAATATTCAAATAGGTAGATATTTTTTGTGCTAATAATTTATTAGCATTTCCTGATAATAATACTATATTATTTAATTTATCCATATAAAATAGTATTTGTTATTTTTTAAGTGTTTTACATATTTTTAATATATTATTTTTTAGTATATAAAATAATCTTTTTAATAAATTATAATATGAATATTTATTATATTTTTTATTTATTATTTTTATTAATAAATATAGGAAATACAATTAGTAATAATTCTATTAATAATAATATTGAAAATACAGAACAAGATGATTGGGATAATGCTACTTGGGTTTTAACGAGTAGTTTTATAATAATAACAATGCAATCGGGTTTTGGATTATTAGAATCGGGATTAGTATCAAATAAAAATCAGATACATATAATGGTAAAAAATATGACAGATATATTATTTGGGGGATTAACATTTTGGATATTTGGATATGCTTTTATTTTTAGTAATAATTCAAATGGTTTTATAGGATTAAAAGATTTTTTTACTGATAAAAATAATAATTATGGATGGTTATTTTCTAATTTTTTCTTTCAATTTACGTTTTCAACAACAGCAACTACAATTGTATCTGGTTGTTTAGCTGAAAGAACAAATTATAAAGCTTATATTATATTTTCGGCATTAAATACATTTATTTATTCATTACCAGCAAATTGGATTTGGAATAATAATGGTTGGTTATATAAATTAGGTGTTGTAGATTTTGCTGGTTGTGGACCTGTTCATCTTACAGGAGGATTAACTGGATTAGTAGGAACAATAATGTTAGGACCTCGTAAAAATATTCAACCATCAAATTCATATGTAAATGCTATATTTGGTTTATTTATGTTATGGTGGGGTTGGTTAGGATTTAATTGTGGTAGTACATTTGGTATAACTAATGATAAATGGTTATATGCTAGTAAAGCAGCAGTAACAACAGTTTTATCATCTGTAGGTGGTGGGGTATTTTCAATATTTTATAGTTATTTTATTTATGATAATAAATATCCAATAGAAATTTTAATAAATGGTATATTAGGAGCATTAGTTTCTATAACTAGTTGTTGTATTTATGTTAAAACAAGTGAAAGTATATTTATTGGAGTAATTGGTGCATTAATATCAATAAAATCTAATGATCTATTAAAATATTTAAATATAGACGATCCTGTAGGAGCAATAGGAGTTCATTTTTTCGGTGCATTATGGGGATTATTAAGTTGTGGATTTTTTGTAGAAAATATTAATTCATTAAATGTTAATAATGGATTATTTTATGGAGGTGGATTTTATTTATTAGGTATTCAATTATTAGAAATATTAAGTATATCTTTATGGACAATTATAATGTCATATATATTTTTTAAATTAATTGATATTATAGTTGGTTTAAGAATATCGGAGGAAGAAGAATTAATTGGTGCTGATATTATTTATCATATTATAGAAAATAATGAAATAGAAACTGAAATAAATAAGGATGATATAATATATGATACTGAATATATTCCTGAAATAAATGAATTTAAAATAGAAGAAAATGAATTTAAAATAGAAGAAAATAAATTTGAAAAAAAAGAAAATAAAAAAGAAAATGAAAATGAAAAAAAAAAAGAATGTGATAATTGTATAAAAGAGGTTATTATTAATCCTGAAAATACAGAAATTAAACATCCATTTGGTGTTCAATGAAAATCTTTTATTTTTTCTTTTTCATTATTATATATTTCATTTTGATTATCAATATATTTAAATGAATCTAAAATTATTTGTTTATAATCGGTATTATTTTCACATACTGTTTTAACAATATTAAAATATTTTTCATGTAATTTTTCATATTCCGCAGGTGATTCAACAACTCTTGAATATTTATAAATAACACCTGTTTTTTTATTTTGTAAAATTAGAAAAATAGTTAAAAATTCTTCAGTATAATCACATTTAAATAAATCTTTTGTAGATGGTAAAGTAATATTTTCATAATCATCATTCCATTTTTTTTTAGGTGTAGCAATTTTAGTATATTTATATTTTGTTTTATCAATATTTTTTTTAAAATAATTAAAAATACAACATTTTAAATTATAATTAATTTGATGTCCTATAAAATTAATCATTTTATTCATATCTCTATCAGTAAATTCTTTAAGAATATTTTTATTTTCATAATCATTTTTTTCAATTGTTTGAAGTGCTTCAAGTATTTTATTTTTACAGATTTCTTGTATATTTTTTCTTTCATTTGTAGATAATGAACTCCAATTTTTACCAAGGGGATTTTTTGTTGTATCCATTTCTAATGAGGTAATAGGTCTTTCTTTAATAATTTCTGAAATTTTATCTGCTAAAAAGTTTTTTGGATTTATTATTAAATATGAAGCGTCGAAACAACATTTACATAAACATAATAAGCATTCACAACAACACATTTATAATATTATGATATTAAAATAAAATCAATTTATAATTTTAAATATTTTCAATTATTTCATCTATAATCATTTTTCCTACCATTGAACGCAATGATTTATAAAATATTAACATATAATCAGTATTTTTATCTATAATTTCTTCTAATAAATTATAATATTTTTTTTTTAAAAACTCTATTTCTTCTATATTTTTAGTATTTTTATCTATATATGTACCATCATTTTTTTTTAAAAAATGATTTAAAAAATCTTGTGTAGTATTTTTATGTAATAAAGGTCTTTTCCATTCTATAAAATTTTTAATTTTTATATTTTCATTTAATCTACGAATATTAAAAATATAATTTGTTTTGGAATAATGGTGTAATAAAGACATTTTAAAAAACCATAAAATTTGATAGGCATAAAATTGTTTAGAATTGTATTCTAATTTATCATAAAAATTCTCATAATCTAATTCTTTTAATTTTTCATATATTTTAGTTATTAATTTATTAGATAAATTATATATATCATTTGAATTTAAATCTAACCATGTATTTGTAGTATTAGTTAATTCAAATTCTTGATATAAAATAATAGGACATTCAAAAATAATATTAACTAATTCATCGGTAAAATGTATAGTAGGATAAAAATATGTATAAAAATAATAAAATGGACAACATAAATATTTTATATAGGTTATATAATTCATAAATAATATAAATAAAATTAATTTAACAATTTATCTTAATTTATATATATATTCTAAAGTTAAATATAATGAATATGTATCCCATTCTGAATCATGAATTTTAATTTTTTTAGTAGGTTGTAAATTATAATGTTTATAAATATTTCCGCTGGTATATTTAGAAGTATTAATATTATAAAATTGGAAAATGGGACGTATATCAAAAAAAGATGTAATCCATAATCTAAATTTTGAATCTATATCAATTTTATATAAATCTAGATTTTCTTGAATTACTAAATAATCATTTCCATATGAATATAATTTTATATTTTTAGAAAATGTATAAAATTTATTCATAGCAATTATAAAATCTATTCCTTCATTATTTATTTTATATTGTGTAATTCCTGTTAAATTTGTTATATAAGATGATAAATTTTTATTTATTCTTGGTTTAATATAGTAATTAAATTTATCAATAATTTCTAATCTATTTTTAGTTTTTTTTATTTTTAATGCTGAAATACTAATTAATTCTTTATGTTCCCAACATAAACTCCATTTTCTTTTTTGACTACCTTCCCAAGCTGTAAATTCAGTATCAAATAAAATAAATACATTATCAGATATCATTTATATTTTGTATATTATATATAATAAAAATAATTCAATTAAAACAATGGAAAGGTATTCTTAAAATTATATTTTAAAATATTTATTTTAATTTAAATTAAAAAATATTACTAATAATTAATGATAAATAAACATAAAGGTGGAAGTATTATATCTGATATAAAAAATATGCAAAATGAATTAGCATATACTACGGATGATACTTATTTATTTAACTATAAAAATAAACAACAAGAATTAGATAAATTACTTTATAAATTAAGTAAATATGAACAAGCTTGCAAAAAAAAGAAACAAAAAAAAAAAATAGATAAAAAAAATATAGATAAAAAAAATATAGATAAAAAAAATATAGATAAAAAAAATATAGATAAAAAAAATATAAAATCTATAAAAAAAAATATAAAATCTATAAAGAAAAATAAAAAAACAAAAAAACAAAAAACAAAAAACAAAAAAGAAAAAAAACAAAAAACAAAAAACAAAAAGGGAAAAAAGAATATGAAAGGGGGTAAAATAGAAGTAGCTATACCAAAATTATTATATGTGCCTGTAATTGGATCAATATTATTTGAAAAAAATCAAATTAAATTTGAAAATAATTCTAATTTAATAGAAGATTTAATATTATTTATAGTAAATCATTTAATAAATATTGTTGAATTAGCAGGTATAATTTATATATTTTTAAATAGTAATAAATTAAGTGGAGAGGATTTAATTGTAATAAGTATAATATTAGGAATACGTATAATATCAAGTATATTTATATATAAAAAAGAAAATATAGAAAAAAATGATAAATATAATAAAATAGTTCATAAATTTATTGTATTGGTATTAATGGGATTACCATTATTTATAATGTTATTTAATTCAGAACATTATGAAATAATAGATAATATATTATTAACATTTTTATTAACAATATTATGTTTACCTTATTTTAGACTTTTATATAATAATATAAATAAAAATAATTTTGATTGGGAAAATGGATTATGGATAAATATAGTAGAAAAAATAATATGTGGAATAATAATTTATATTATAATTAAAAATAATTTTGAAATAAATGCTATTTTTGATTTTATTAAAAATATAAATTCGGATGTTAAATTAGAAAATAAGGAAATAGAAAATAAGGAAATAGAAAATAAAGAAATAGAAAATATGGAAGAAAGTGAAAAAAGTAGTGAGAATGTATTACTTAATAATTTTAATAATTTATTTAAAAAAAAATATATATAGTAATTATATATGAGTAATTATAAGATTACCAAAACTTTTGAAGATAGACAAAAAGAATCTAAAGAGATAATAGAAAAATATCCAAATAGAATACCATTAATTATAGAAAAATTAGTAAATAAAAATGATTCAATAATTCCGGATATTGATAAAAATAAATATTTAGTTCCAGATGATTTAACCGCATCTCAATTAATATATGTTATAAGAAAAAGATTAAAATTAGCACCTGAATTAGCTATATTTATTTTCTGTGGAGATGGTAAATTGGTAAATTCAAGTCATACAATGAGATATATTTATGATAATTATAAAGATAAAGATGGTTTTGTATATATTGTTTATTCTGGAGAATCTACATTTGGATAAGATTATGTTTTTTACCAAATTTAAGACTTTTTTGATGAATTAAGCAAAATTCTGAATTATTTTTACGTGTTCTAGCACATTGACAACCTGATTTAATAATACCTAAACACCTTATTTTACTATCTAACATTTTTTGTATATTATTATTAATAATATTTAATTGATTATCAATATATTTTTTTTTTATTTCCTCATAATTTAAGGAATTATCTTCACAAATTTTTTCTATAAGTGAATCAGCATCTTTTATAATTATTTCGTATAAATAGTTTGTTATAAAATTAATAGATTTATATTTCATATAAACAATATATATTTTAGTATTTTAAGTAAGTTAAATAATTTAAATTATTTAAAAGCGATATATATATATATATTTATATAATGAGTGAATTAAAAAATTTAACAGAAGATGAACTAATTAAAATAAATAGAATTTATAATTCAAGCACCCAAGATGTATTTTTACAAAAAAGATTATCAAATATAGAAAAAAAAAAGCCTTGGTTATATGTTAAAAATAACACAAAATCAAATAAATTAAAAAAAAAAGAACAATTAAAAATAAAAACGGATCCATATAAATTTAAAAAAATTCCAACCGATATGAAACAAATCATTTTAAATCTATGTCAAAAAAATGATATTGGACTACAAACATTAGCAGTTAAAGCAAATTTACCATTACATATAATTGATAGATATATAAATAGCAATTATATTTTGGATAATTATGATTTACATATTATATTAAAAACATTAAATTTTGATTTAATTAAATATATAAATGATAATAAATAATAATAATAATAATATAGAAATATAATGATAAATTAGTTTAATGATTGTATTAAATTCTTTTAATAAAATAGATATACTTTATCGTAATTATGTAAAACAATTTAGTAAGGCATATATTAAAGGTAGTAATTTATATGTAGGTGATAGTTTAAAAAATGTTAAATATTTTAGGGAAAGTATTAGAATACAAAATATAATAAAGATATATAAAAATATATTTATTGAATTATATATGAATAATAATAAAATTTATGAAGAAATAAATAATGAAAATTTATGTGTAATATGTTTAGAAGATTTAAATGAGGAAATAATGGACGTATGTCATAAATGTAATGTAAAATGTCATATAAAATGTTTAAATGACTGGCATAAAAAAAATAATGAAGAAATTTGTCCAATTTGCTTAAAATCTGAAGATTATTATTTAAATATATTAAAAAATAATATAAATAATAATACTAATGAAAATAGTGATGAAAATATAAATAATATAGAAGATATTGAAGAAGGTAATAATGAAGATACATTAGATAATTATGTTATAGTATATGAACCAAATCAAAGAATGAAAAATTGTATGATAATATGTTGTATGATGTTTACTATAATATTAATAGTATTATTAAATCAATAATATTATTAAATATAAAATGATATTAATTATATAAATAAATAAATAGACTAATATATAGATTTTAATAAATAAAATGCTTGAAAATATGGAACAAGAAACAAATGCTACATTATGTGTAATATGTTTAGAAGAATTAGATGATGAAATAATGGAAGCATGTGATACATGTAAAATTCATTGTCATATTAATTGTTTATATAATTGGTATATTAAAAATGGTGTTGAATTATGTCCAATATGTTTAAAAGAAACTGATAATAATAATACTATAAAAAATGATTTATTTATAGAAGATGAAAATGATAGAATAAATAGAGAAAATAATAGAGAGAATATTAGAAGAATTAGAGAAAATAGAAGAATTAGGGAAAATAATAGAATAACTGTAGAAAATGATGGAACAAATGTAGAGATTAATATAAATAATATATTAGAAATTCACGATACTATAGAAGATAGAAAAAATAAAATAGCGTCTTATATAATATGTGCTGTATTTATTTTAGTATTATTGATGGTATTATTTTTATCAATATAAATATGTATATATAAACAAATAATATAAAATTAATATATGAATAATGAGGAAATTTATATTGAGATAAAAAATCCCCCATTATGTATAATATGTTTAGAAGAATTAAATGGTAATGTAAAAAAAATATGTATAAATTGTGATGTTAAATGTCATGAAAAATGTTTAAAAAATTGGCATAAAATTAAAAGAAAATCAGTATGTCCAATATGTTTAAAAACAAAAAAATTTTATCAAAAAAAAAAAAATAATGAGGTAATAAATATAGAACAAAATATAGAACAAGAACAAAATATAGAACAAGAACAAAATATAGAAGAAGAACAAAATATAGAAGAAGAAGAAAATATAGAAGAAGAAGAAAATATAGAAGAGGAAAATGAATATAATACGGATGAGGAAGATAATAGAGAAGAAGAAATAATAAATTATTATTTGAATAGAAGAGCTGCTGATAGAGGTTTTAGTTATTATTTAATGAGAGATGTATGTACTTCAAAACGTTATATATCATATTTTTTTATATGTGCTATAGGTATTTATATATATGAGGTAATGAATTAAGATTTTTTATTAATTTTACTTACTAAAAATTTTTTTGTTTTATATAAACTAATTAATAAATTATCTATATAATTTATATAACATTCTGGTAAATTTTTTTTTTTAACATAATCTGATAAAAATTCGATACGTTTACATATAATAACTGATTCAATAAATTCAAAATGTTTTTTTTTTTTAATTAAATAAGAAATAGTATATGAATTATTAATTGTTTTTTGACCAAAAAAAGTTTTTAAATATTTTAGTTCATCATCTAAAATTCTAAATTCCATTAATTCTGTAATATTTTTAACAAAACTATTAAAAGATATATTATTAAAATATTTATTAAATAAATATGGAGATTCACAACATTCTTCTATAGATAAATTTCTAAATTCAAATTTTTGATGTATAAATCTTTCTTCTTTTAAAGTAACAAAATTAAACATTATATATTTTATAATATATTTGTATAAAATTATTATTTTATATAGAATAAATTGAAAATATGAAATTTTAAAAATTTATTCTATATAAAAATATTTTATTAATATATAAATATATAAATGGGAAATACATCATCTCATAGTTCAGTAGAATATAATAATGATAATACACTTTTAGAAGTGGTTAATGTAGATGAAAATCAAAAATTAAAAAATGAATACAATACACTGAAAGAAAATTTTGAAATGTTGAATAATGAATTATATTCTACTAAATTAGAAGTAAAACAAATAAATAAAGAATTAGATGAATCTAAAAATAAAAATGTTAGATTAAATGAAGAATTAAAAAATGTAAATTATCTAAATGAAGTATTAGAAATTAAAACAAGATCCCAAATAAATGAAAATAATAAATTAAAAGAAAGATATGATAGTTTAGAATATGTAAAATTAGATATAGAAGAAAAATATTTAGATTTATTAGATAATACTGATACTATTGATTATTTAAAAGAAGAAAATAATAATTTAGATAAGGATTTAAAAAAACAAATTATTAAATATAATGATGAAAAAAATATTAATCGTATTTTAGGAGAAAGTTTAGATGATATGACTAAACAATATACTAAATATAAACAATTATATACACAAAATTGTATTGAATCAAATACATTAAAAAGTTCAATTCATCAATATAAAAAAGAATATGATAATATACTAAAAAAAAATGAAAAATTATTAGATAGTGTTTCAAATAGTTTAAATACTGTATTATTTAAAAAACAATTATATGAATGTATAGGAAATATATGTGAAATAGAACCTTTTGTTTATAATGATATAATTGAAAAAATTATAAAAATTGTAGTAAATAAAATAATATTAGAAAAAAATAAAATAGATTAATAATTTTTACATATACCAAAACTTCTTCTATGATATTCACTTATTCCATATTTTTTAATATTATCCATATGATTTTTAGTTCCATAACCCATATTATTTAATAAATCATATTTTTCATGTAATTCAGGATTTTTTTTACATAAATCTTCTATATACCAATCATGTTCCACTTTTGCTAAAATAGATGCTGCTGCTATACTATAATATTTATCATCACCTTTTACTACACAAGTATAAGGTATTTTATTATATAAATTAAAATTTGTTCCATCTACTAAAATATGATCTACATCAATTAATAAATTATCTAAATTAGTATGCATTGATTTCATTGTTGCTTGTAAAATATTTAATTTATCTATTTCTGTATTTTCCATATAATTAACATTCCAATCTAACGCAGTATTTATAATATAATAATATAATTCTTCTCTTTTTTTTTTTGATAATTTTTTTGAATCTTTAATAATATAATTTGGATCTTCTACATACTCTTCGGGCCAGATTACTGCTGCGGTATATACACGTCCAAACATACAACCACGTGCTACTTCATCCAAACCTACTTCTATAATATTTTTTTTACTTATAGATTGCATTATATAATAGTACATTTTGTACCTCTATATAATTTAATTATATTAAAGTCATTACCAAATTTTTTTTTTTGTTTTATTATATATAATATATGTCCTACTATTATTAAAAATAATATAATATATTTCAAATAAATACTTATTTTAGTTAATTTTTTAATTCTTTCTTCATTTTTAATATTTTTATAATAATTAATATAATCTTCAGTTATAAATAATATTATCATAAATATTATTATTATTGTAGTTATTCGAAAAGTATTTTTTGTAAATAATAAGAATAATATTAATATATAAATACTTTTAATAAAATGTTCTTTTGGTGATGTTTTTTTATCAACTAATACTATTGTAGTATATATTACAAATAACATAATACAATATTTAAGTATTATATTTTGCGTAAATATTTTTTGGATTTTACAACCCATTATATCACCAATAAAATTTGTTAATATTGTAATACATAAAAATAATAATAATGGTGTAGTATTTGCGAATGATATAATATCAAACATTATATAATTATAAATTATATTTTTTTTTAATTTATATTAATATAATGGTTCTTAAATACATAGGTAAAAAAGAAAAATTTAAAAATTATGTATGTATTAAAGCATCCCGATTTAATAGAGATGATATTAAAAAACTTACTAAAGATAATTTGAAAGAATTATTAAAAGACCATGGAATTAATATATATAATAAAAAAAATGGAGTCTCTACACTTAAATCATATAATGAAATGTGTAATGAATTAGTAAAAATAAATATTTTAGTAGAAGAAAAAATAAAAGATGAAGAGACAAAAAAATGTTTAAATAAGGATATATCATATGCCGATTTAAAAGAAAAAGTTAAAAAAAATCATTTAAATTATAAAGGAACACGTGAAGAATTATGTCAAAGATTAAAAAATATAGGTTATGTATTTGATGATGATGAGGATATAATAGATATTGATAGTATAAAATGTTATAATTTAAAAAAAAAAGAATGTGAGGAAAATGTAGATAATTGTACTTGGTTACCTCAAATAATGACTAGAGAAAGTTTAAAAAAAGAAGAGAAACGAGATAAAAAATTAATGATTGATCGTTTAAATATTTTAGATAAACTTAATGATAAAAAATCACAAAATTATTCTACATGGACTATTACGGATCTTACAAATGAATTAAATAGAGAATATGGTTTAGCAAAAATGGGTAGTAGTTGTATAAAAAAATCTAGAACTAAAAAAAAATCTGAACAAGAAACCTTAGAAGCACAAGCTGCTAAAGAACAAACAGAACAAGAAGCCTTAGAAGCACAAACTACTAAAGAACAAGCTGAAAAAGACGAACAAGAAGCCCTAGAACAAGCTGAAAAAGACGCACAAGGGGCTTTAGAAGCACAAGCTGCTAATGAACAAGTTGAAAAAGACGCACTAGACGCTTTAGAAGCACAAGCTGCTAATGAACAAGTTGAAAAAGACGCACAAGGGGTTTTAGAAGCACAAGGGGTTTTAGAAGCACAAGGGGTTTTAGAAGCACAAGCTGCTAATGAACAAGTTGAAAAAGATGAACAAGAAGCCTTAGAAGTACAAGCTGCTAAAGAACAAGCTGCTAAAGAACAAGCTGCTAAAGAACAAGTTGCTAAAGAACAAGATGCTAAAGAACAAGCTGCTAAAGAACAAGCAGAAAAAAACGAACAAGAAGCCTTAGAAGCACAAGCTGCTGAATCACAAGCTGAAAAAAATGAACAAGAGGCCTTAGAGGTCCAAGCTGCTAAAGAAGCTAATGATAAAAAAGTAGAACAAGAAGCTGGTGATGAAAAATTAGATAATACATTTAAATCGGACTCATTAACCAAAGAAGATTGTGATATTTTTATAAAAAATGCTCTAGATAAAGAAAATGAAAAATTTAATAAAAAAATGGATGATATTAGTAATAAATTAAATGAAGTCACTGATAAAAATACAAAAATATTAAATGAAAAAAATTTAACAGAAGAACAATTAATTGAAGCAGAAAAAACTATAAAAAATTTAGAACAAACTATAATAAATTTAAAAGAAAAAAAACTACAAAAAAAAGATTTTTTAAATAATTCTACTGTAGATAATCAATTAGTTGATATGATAAGTAGTGAAAATGATAATACTAAATCTAATATTAAATTAACTTATTTAGAACAAGATGCTGATACACAAACTTCAGAAAAAAGTAAAAATGAACCTGAAATAGTACAAGATGAACCTGAAGAAACACAAGATGAACCTGAAGAAACACAAGATAAACCTGAAGAAACACAAGATGAACCCGAAGAAACACAAGATAAACCTGAAGAAACACAAGATAAACCTGAAGTAGTACAAGATGAATCTGACGAAGTACAAGATGAACCTGAAATAACACAAGATGAACCTGAAGAAACACAAGATGAACCTGAAATAACACAAGATAAACCTGAAGAAACACAAGATGAACCTGAAATAGTACAAGATGAACCTGAAATAGTACAAGATGAACCTGAAATAACACAAGATGAACCTGAAATAACACAAGATAAACCTGAAGAAACACAAGATAAACCTGAAGTAGTACAAGATGAACCTGAAGTAGTACAAGATGAACCTGAAATAGTACAAGATGAACCTGAAATAGTACAAGATGAACCTGAAGAAACACAAGATAAACCTGAAGTAGTACAAGATGAACCTGAAGAAACACAAGATGAACCTGAAGAAGAAGGTAAATCTGAAGTAGTACAAGATGAACCTGAAGTACAAAAATCTGTAATAGAAGAAGATGAACCTGTAATACAAAAATCTGTAGTAGAAGAAGATAAATCTGAAGAAGTACAAGATGAATCTGAAGGAGTACAAGATGAATCTGAAGGAGTACAAGATGAATCTGAAGAAGTACAAGATGAACCTGTTTTAGAAGAAAAAAAAAATAAAATGGATAATTTGATAGTTGAAACTACAAATTCTGATTTAGAATCATCTATTCCATCACCATTATCAACTGAAAATATAGATACAGTAAATTTTACAGAAATTCCTATTGATGATACTACAGAAAATTATACAGAAGATATAAAAAAAGAAGATATTAAAATATTTGATTTTTCTCAACCAATAAATAAAAATGTAGAGATTAAATTTAATCCAAATGATTATCCTGAAATTTTTTCAGCGGCATAATTTATTTATCTATATATACAATACTTTTTTCATGTCCAACACGTATTTTAGGATTAATTACTATATTGAAACCTTTTTTATTTAATGACATACAAAATGATACATCTTCTGAAGTAAATTCTTCTATAGTATCATTAAATATAAATTTATTAGCATAAAACCACGGATATTCTAATTGTTCAATTATATTTTTTTTTATTAACATAAATCCCATACCACAATATTCTACTTTAAAATTATCAGATTTTTTATTCAAATAATCTCTAGTTAAAAATTCAAATGAACCATTTTCTAAAAAATATTTATTATCAAATTCTTCTACAATAGCATAATGAGTTCCACCATTCATTAAATATGCTCCACAAGCAATATTTTCATCCATATCTAATAAATTTTTTACATCTTCGGGTGTAAAAATAATATCGGAATCAATAAACATAATATAATCATAATCAATATTTCCATTAAATGGTTTTTGATTTTTTCCTCTTAATGTACTACCACCTAATATTTTTGATCTAACAAAATATACATTAGAATCTATATCATTAGATAATATTGGATTTATATTATTTTGAATACACCAAAAAAGTATATTTGTCCAACATCTTAAAAATTTATATGAAAAAGTACAACCTGGAATACAAAATACAATAGTTTTCATTTATATATAAGTAAATAATTAACTATAAATAAATTAATATTAATTTAATTCATAAAATAATAATATTACATATATAATAAATGGTCCAATATAATAAAAAAATATTAAATAATATAAAAATAAATAATAAATTTAATCAACTTAAAGGTGGTGGATTTTTTTCTGATTTACCTTTTATATGGAAATTAGTTATTATTGGATTAGTAATATCAGTAGTAAAAATAATTATAGCTTCATTTTTTAAATTAAAAATAAATGGTTTAGTTTTTCCTATTATTTTTGGTTATCTTGGATATAAACTTTATACTACATTAAATGCCTCAATGCAGGAATTAGGAGTATCACTTACATCAGAAAAGGATAAAAGTTCTAGTAAAATGGATAATATTTTAGTAAATCTAAAAAGTATTATTTATAGTTTACCAATGCTTATTCCAAAAATACCTAAAATTCCTACTCCTTCATTTAATTATCAACCATTTGAAGGAATAAGAGAAGGTATAAGTTCATTAAAAGTTCCTGTAAGCATTAATGGAGAAAGTTATAGATTAAGAATTAATTTCCCTAAATTAGAAATACCTTTTATAGATCCATTAGCTGGTATATGTTGTGTATGGGAACAATTAAAAAAATTATTAGAATTAGTTGAAGTTGCTATACAAGTACCAAAAAATTTAGTAGAAAAAATATTTGGTGGTATTAAAAAAGTTTGTACATATATTAAAGAAGTTGTTATTATGAGAATGATTAGGGGTTTATTAAAAGTTGTAGGTGCTACAACATATCCTATTATTGGTATGTTTATGGTAATTATGAAATTTTTAGATTTTATTGATGCTTTTCCAGGTGCTAATGTAAGTGGTCCTAAAAATGATATACAAAGTATAATTGATGATTTAAATGATTTTAGAACTGGTGATTTTATTGGTGGTAATAATTATGCTCTTATCAATTATAATAATACAAATAATACAAATAATACAAATACTACAAATAATACAGATAATAAAAATAATAATAAATTAACATTAAATGATATTTGTTATAAAATTAATTTATTAGATTATGAAGAAAAAATTGATAAAAAATGTAAAGTTGTAAGAAAAATGTCAATACGTAGATTTTATAAAATACAAGTATCAAAAAAAAATGGTCTTGTTCGTTTTGTAAATAAATATAAAAAAAATGAATTTAAAAAATTTACAGATGAAAAATTTAAAAAACATAAAAAAAATCCTCAAGCTTATGACTATACAAATAAATATACTTCACCTGAAACTAAATTAATGAATAAAAAATTAAAAGAACATATAGATAAAATACAAAATACAACATATAATAATTATGACTTAAATGAAATTAAAACAGATTATAATTATATATTAAGTGATTATAATAATATTGATAAATTTAAAGATATTAAAAATTTTAATAATGTTAATAATAAAGATAATAATGCTAAACAATATGGTGGTTTATCGGGTCTCATAAATGCTGTTAAAAGAGCTGTACGTATGGTTAATAGAATTTTAAATGCTATAGCAGAAATACCTAATAAGGCAAATTTTCTCTGTTCTATACTTGATTTTCTTTTAGATAGAATTCAAAGTATGTTTGATGTTATTGGTGCTATTCAAAATCTTATATTTGGTAAAATTCCAGGATTTATACAAAAAATTAAAGATTTAATTGGTTATGTTAGTGATATTGCTCAATGGTTTGCTACTGTTGTTATTAAAAAAGGTATAGGTATTATTAATGCCGCACTTGATTTAGTAAGAGCAATAGGTAAAGCATTACCTCCTGCTATTAGTGAAGCAATATTTATGCCTATAAATCTTATTTTTGATTTAATTATTGCCTTCTTAAAATTACCTTTTAAAGAGTTCTTTTTTACTATAGTTGACATATTAACAAATATTCCTAATGTATTTAAGACTTTTACAGATCCTATAAGATCCTTATGTAGAACTATTAGTTCTGTATTAAATTCAATTCTTCAAGTAGCATTAAGACCTGCACAAGCTGTTAAAAGAACCGCAGAAGCAGCTTTATCAGCTGCACGAGCTGTATTAAGTGCTTTAAGTTCTTTTGGTGGTGGTGGTGGTGGTTCATTAATATATAATAGTGGATTAGAGAAAATACTTTACAAAAATAAACAAGAATTATTTGATTTACTTGATATATATCAAAAATTACCACATACTACAGATAATGCTTATATGACAAATTTAGAAAAAATGATTACCGATAAAGAAGAAAAAATTTCGAATATAAATAATTTACTTATAAAATATAATAAAAAAAAATCTAAAAAAACTAAAAAAAAAAAATTACTTCTTATTAAAAATTAATCATATTTACATAACAAATACTATAATTTATGGATGAACTCCATCTGGAGGTTTATCATTAATATCTCTAATTTTAATATTTTTTTTTACACATTCTATAATACTAATAACTATACAATATGTAATACAACCTAATATTAACAATAAAATTAATATATTTAATAATTTAATATCTGAAAACATTTTATAAAATACTAATTTTATATTTAAGTTATTTATATATTTATTTCATAATTGTAGAAATATTACAATCTACACATTCTATGTGCATACAAGTATATTTAAATGTTAATCCTCTACCAGACATACCCCAATCACCTAATGTTTCTAAACAAAATTTGTGATTATTTGATAAACAAGTTTTACGACCCCATTTATTTATATATTTATCTACATCATATATATCATTTTCATTCATATTATTAAATATACAATTATATTTAGAATTTACTTCTATTTTTATTCGTTCTCTACATAATGGACATTCTTTTTCTATTAAATTATATATACATTTTGAATGAAAAATATTTTTACATTTTTTACATTTAAAATTTTTATTATTACTTACTGGTTCTAAACATATTACACATTCACATTCAGTATTATCAGTATTATCAGTATTATCATTCATTTTTATTATGATTCACTATATTATTATATATAATCTTTTTTAAATATTCAAAATCAATTTAAATATTAACAGTTGATATTATTTTTCCTACACCTTTAGCATTATTTTCTCTAAATATGAATAATGCGTTATCTTCCATAAATTCAGGTCTAAACATAAATTCAAATTTAACTTTTGCTAAATCACCTGTTCTTAATAATTTATCTTCATTAGTTTTTATATCATTTTTTATATTTAATATTTCAACAATTCTAGCTGCCTGAATTACACTACCACAATGAATTGTACTTTGATAATTTTTTCTTATTGTTGTTGGATGGTGTAATATATGAATACGGGCAACAAATTGTTGACAACAATATGGATTTGTTGTTAAATATACTCCTTTTTTTATATGGTCTCTTTTAAATGTAAATTCTTTACTTAATTGTTTTATTGCTAAACAACCTAATTGACCTTCATATAAAGTATCTACATCATTATCTAAAACATCTCTTACATTTCTTATATGAATATTATAAAATTTTGATCCTAATGGACCTATTTTTATTACATCATTACGACTTGTATTTCCTTTTTTTTGATATCCATAAAATACTAAACCAATTCCCTTAATATTATATGTTTCCTGAATAATAAACATATTTGTTTTTTTTTCATTTACTTGTGAACTTAATGTACTCGGAATATTTGATTTTATTTTATGTATTTTACATAAATAATTACGTAAATTATCTATTCCATAACCTAATTTATTAGATATTAAAAATATTGGTGTATTATTTTCTTCTATATTTTCTTTCATTTTTTCTTTTTTCCCCTCTATTATTTTATTATAATTTTCTAATAATTCTATTTTATTATCTAATAATATTTTATTATTTTCTGAATTATAAAATAATATTTTATTATTTTCATCATTATTTATTAATTCTTCATTCTCTACTATTTCTAACGGTTTTATTCCACTTTTTTTTGATTTTACCATTTTTTTTAAATCTTTTAATGTCTCATTTATAATATTTTCAGGACATATATCTATTTTATTTATTACAAATATTATTGGTAATTGTAACACACGAGCCAAATTAAAATGTTCTCGTGTTATATTATTTATACCCATATTTGCTCCTATAATAATTAATACATAATTCAAATCTAAAGCATTTAATCCATATATAGTTGTTTTTAAATAAGATTCATGACCTGCTAAATCCACAAAATTAAATAATTTATTTTCTATATTTATTGCATTATAAGATATACAAGAAGTTCTACCACTTTGTAATTCATGATTGTGTTTCATTACATATTTTCTCACTAAACCCCGACCATCATCATTTTGATTTGTTTTAAGAACACCAATAAGTGTACTTTTTCCTGAATCAACCGCACCTAAAACACCTATTTTGAAACAGTCCATTATATTTTTTAATAAGTCTTATATATATTTTATTTATATTCTTTTATATATTTTATATATTTTTAAATTAATTTAATTAAATTATATTTATATATAAATGATTGATTATAAAAAAAATTTGAAATACCCAATATAACAGAAGGTGTAGAAGAAATAATAGAAATTAAAAATATATTTAGTTTATATCAAAAAAATCCGATGTTTAAATATTTATTTTAATCTTATTGACTATTATTAATAATAACTATTTCACTTTTTTTTTGTAAATCTTTTTGTAATTCTATATCTTCACTATATTTATCACGAAATTTTTCCATTACTTCTTTTGTATGATTTGATAAATTATTTTTATCTTCTACATCCGCATAATGATCTTCTAAAATATAATATTTATCATCTACTAATGTTTCTAATGTTTCTTTTTTATCTTGAAGTTCCCATTTATCATTTTTACGTATTTTAACATAAGGTTCTTTTTTATTTGTTATTTTTATATTATGATTTTCAGGATGTTGTGGATTAAAATGAATATTTTCTATTAATTTAGGTATTGCTGTAAAAGCTCCTTGTAATAAATTATTTAAGTAATCTCCTTTTAAATAATCTGTATTTTCATTTCCATAGTTATTAATATGTATTGTATTATTTATTGTATTATGACTATTATGATTATTATTATTTGTTGTATTTCCACTATTAATTAATAATTTTTCAACCATTGCTTTCATTTGTTCCTTCATTTGTTCCTGATTTTTTATCAATTCCTCAATTTTTTTATCTTTATCATTTTCATTCTCAACCAGCTTTTTTGTTTTACACGTTTTTAGATGACATGTCAGTCCATATGCTCTAGTGAAATTTTTCCCACAAAAATCACAAAAAATCGTAGAATTTTTACAAAAAGCTGGTTTTACCTGGTTTTTGCCTGTTGGAAAATTTTGAGTGCCTGGTTTTGCCTGGTTTTTCCTGTTTTTACTAAAACCAGGTTTTTTCTGCTCAAAAACTGGTTTTACCTGCTCAAAAACTGGTTCTACCTGTTGTATATTTTTACTAACGTCTATCTTATACCATTTTTTTATTTCTTCTACACATATATCGTCAAGTATAGGATTACATATATTTTTACGATTTAAATGTGTTTTTAAACTGGCTTTATGAGTTGTTTCATATCCACAACGGAAACACTTAAAAGATACCATTATAATTATATAATATATTTTATTTCTAAATACTTTTATTTTCGTAGAATTTTTGTAGAATTTCGTAGAATTTCGTAGAATTTCGTAGAATTTTGTAGAATAATTTTCGTAGAATTTATACATTTTTTCGTAGAATTTCGTAGAATTTTCGTAGAATTTTGTAGAATTTTCGTAGAATTTTTGAGAGGGGGGGGG